AAAAAAAGGACGACAAAGATGAAATGAGATATGTAACAAGAGAGGAGTTCAGAAAAGAAATGGACGAATTGAAAGAGCATATCAATAAGATGATGGATCATAAAGACAAAGAAAAGATGTCAAGTGATTTGCAAGAAGAAGTATCTTTAGCAGTAACGGAAGTTTTGAATAGTGAAGCAGAAGAAAAAGAAGCTCTTAAACAAGAGTTGTCTAAACCTGCTGCCGAGCCACTCAAACATAGTCCTGAACAAGAAAAGTCTAGTAGAGGATTCAAGTTTGCACAAAACAGAAGAATGTCTACGTTAGATAGAGTAATGGAACAAATAACAAATAAATAAATATAAATAATTATGGCAGTTTTAACACACGTTAATAATGATGTTGTAAGAATTAAAAATGATGTTGATGCAGTATCAGCAGCAGTTACTCTTACATCAGCGGACAGCGGTAAATGGTACGAACTTGCTGCATCAGCAGGAGTTACAGTAACATTACCATCAGTAGAGTCTGGACTTAATTTTAGATTTGTTGTAGCAAACGCATTTGATACATCAAATTATATCATTGATAGTGCAGAAGGAGATAATATAGATGGAATTTTAGTAGTAAATGGTGCATCTGTAGCAGCTTCAGGAGAGGATCAAATTAACTTTGTAGCATCAGCAGAATCAGTAGGAGACTTTATTGATATTTGGTCTGATGGTAACAAATGGTATGTTTGGGGAATCGGAAACGCAGCAGGGTCAATTACAGCTACTGATCCAAGTTAATAATTAATTAAATAAATAAATAGAAAGATATGGCGACTACAACTTCGATAACTACTACTTATGCAGGTGAGTTTGCTGGTGAATATATAGCAGCAGCTTTATTAAGTGGTGTAACATTATCACAAGGTGGGGTTACAATAAAACCCAATATTAAATTTAAAGAAGTAATCAAGAAAATGGCGTTGGATAGTATCTTAAAAGATGCGTCTTGCGACTTTGACCCTACTTCAACTGTAACATTAACTGAAAGAATCCTACAACCTGAGGAATTTCAAGTGAATTTACAACTATGTAAAAAAGATTTCAGACAAGACTGGGATGCTCAATCAATGGGCTTCAGTCAGTATGACAATCTACCAAAAAGATTTTCTGACTTTTTAATTGCACAAGTTGCAGCTAAAGTAGCACAGAAAGTTGAGCAAAACATTTGGAACGGAGCAACTGCTAACGCAGGAGAGTTTGACGGATTTAAAACGTTATTACTTGCTGACGGAGACGTTGTAGATGTTTCAGGTACTACATTATCAGCTTCAAACATTATTGCAGAATTAGGAAAAGTAGTTGATGCTATTCCAAGTGCGGTATATTCAAAAGAGGATGTTAAGATTTACCTACCAACAAGTGCAGCAAAATTCTACATTCAAGCTCAAGCAGCTTTAGGATATAGAGAATTGTATCACGTTGGACAAACTGAAATGAACTTTCAAGGTGTTCCATTATTCACAGCTCCAGGCCTAGCGGCTGATACAATGGTAGCTGCTGAAGCATCAAACTTATTCTTTGGAACAGGTCTATTAAACGACTGGCAAGAGGTTAAGTTAATTGATATGGCTGACATTGACGGAAGTCAAAATGTAAGAGTAGTATTAAGAGGAAGTGCAGGAGTACAACACGGAATTGGCTCTGACATTGTATTATACTCGTAATAATGTTTAACATAAAAAGGGTAGGTGGGTATAAGCCTACTTACCTTTTTTTTTAAAAAAATAAAAATATGGCTTGTAATATAACAAACGGAAGAAGTTTAGCTTGTAAATCAGGTGTAGGTGGATTAAGATATGTTTTCTTTTCTAACTACAGCAACACAACAAGAGATTTAGCAATAGCTGGGGATGGCTCTGTTACTCTTGATGGCTCTGTAGATTTTTACAGATACGATTTAAAAGGTAATTCATCTTTAGAAACAGCCATAAACTCTTCAAGAGAAAATGGAACAACTTTTTACGAAAGTACACTTAATTTAACATTACAATTTTTAGATAAGGCTACACAAGAGCAAATTAAATTACTTGCTCACGGTAGGCCACAAGTTGTAGTTGTTGATTATAACGGTAATGCTTTCTTATTAGGTAAAGAACACGGTTGTGAGGTAAGCGGCGGCTCAATGGTATCAGGAGCAGCGATGGCGGACTTGTCAGGCTTTACGTTAGTATTGACTGCACAAGAAACTAATCCACCATTCTTCTGTGCAGCAGCACCATCAGATGATGCGAGTTCACCTATTGATCCTAACGCATAAAGAGTTATGGTTTATAAATTAAGGGAGGCTATATGCCTCCTTTTTTTTTATATCTATACAAAATAGCATTATTATTTCGATATATAAGTATGAAGATATTGACTACGAGTAGCTCTGCTCAGACGTTTGATGTAATACCAAGAACATTTGCATCTACATATACAATGAAATTAAGAGATACAAGTAAGAACAAAGAAGTATTTAGTGCAAGTGTTAGCGCGAGTGATGTTAAAAATTATAAAAGAGTATCAGCAACTATAAGCCCTGTTTTAAAAGAGGGTAGATATTATGACTTAACTTTACTAAGTGGGTCAAGTGTTGTTTATAAAGACAAAATATTTTGCACAGACCAAACTATTAATCAAGCAAACAATGATTACTATGATATTAATAGTGGAGAATATACTTTTGATGAAACAGCAGGATCGCACGATAACGATTATATAATAGTATGAACGATTTAAGATTTATAAATTTAAGTAGTTATACAACACCTAAAGTTGTAGAATACAAAAATAAAGAGTGGGTAGCTTATGGAGAGGATAATAATTATTTTAAATACCTAATAGACAGGTACAATGGTAGTCCTACAAACAATGCAATTATAAATGCAATATCTGCTATGATATATGGTAGAGGTTTAGATGCTACAAATTCAAATCAAAAGCCTGATGAGTATGCAAAGATGATTTCTTTATTCAATGCAGATTGCACAAGAAAACTTTGTTATGACTTAAAACTTATGGGTCAATGTGCAATGCAAGTAATATATTCTAAGGATAGAAATACAATAGCACAAATAGAACACTTTCCTGTTGAAACACTAAGAGCTGAGAAGTGTAATGATGATGGAGATATTGAGGCTTATTATTATTTCTCTGACTGGTCAAAGTATAAACCAACAAGTAAGGCAAAAAGAATACCAGCTTTTGGTATGAGTAAAGAGGCGATAGAGATATTATATGTAAGGCCTTATAGAGCAGGATTTCATTATTATAGTCCTGTAGATTATCAAGGTGGTTTGCAATATTCAGAGCTAGAGGAGGAGATAGGAAACTTTCATCTGAATAATATTATGAATGGTATGTCTCCAAGTATGTTAATAAACTTTAATAACGGAGTACCTGGTGAAGAAGAAAGGGAGCTTATAGAGCAAAGAATATACCAAAAGTTCTCAGGAACATCAAATAGTGGTAAATTTATTTTAGCCTTTAATGACAATGCAGAAACAGCAGCAAACATAGAGCCTGTACAATTATCTGATGCACACCAACAATATCAATTTTTAAGTGAAGAAAGCACGAGAAAAATTATGGTATCGCACAGAATTGTAAGTCCTATGCTTATTGGTATCAAAGATCAAACAGGTTTAGGTAACAATGCAGATGAATTAAAAACTGCATCTACTTTATTAGACAATACTGTAATTAGACCTTTTCAACATTTATTGATAGATGCTTTTGACCAAATACTAGCTTATAATAAAATATCTTTAAAACTATACTTTAAGACTTTACAGCCTTTAGAATTTACTGACCTAGAAAATGTAGAGGATGCTGAAACTAAGGAAGAAGAGACAGGTGTAAAATTAAAGCAAGAGGATTTATCAGACGAGGAGTTTGATATTATATTAGATGAGCTTAGAGGCGAGAAAATTTCTAATAGATGGGAGGAAGTAGATGCAAGAGAGTACAGCTCAGAGAATGAAAATATAGAGGAATGGGCTACTAAAAACATAGAGAGTAAAGAACAACAACTAGAAAAAAGAAGTATAGATAGTAAAAAAAGTGGTTTTAGCTACTTAGACAAGTCTTTATATAAAGTAAGATATAAGTATTCACAAAAGTATTCAAGTGGCAAATCAAGACAGTTCTGTAGAATTATGATGGCAAGAAGTCAAAGAGGAGTAGTATATAGAATTGAAGATATAGATAAAGCTAGTAGAGCTGGAGTGAATAGGTCTTTTGGACATAAAGGTAGAGCTTATGATTTGTTTAAATACAAAGGTGGCCCTAATTGTGGACATTTCTTTAGCGAGGTATTGTATAGGCTAAAATCAAAGACTATGAAAAAGAAAATACAAAACTATGATGAAGTTAAAAGCATACCTAAGTCATATAAGCCTACACCAGCAGGACATAAGAAAGCTAAGGTAGCACCAAAGGATATGCCTAATAATGGACATCACCCTAATTTTAAATAAGATATGGCAACAGCATTATTTATAAAACCAATAGATTTAAAAAGAAACTCAATTATTGATGGATCGGTAGATGTTGATAAGTTTATCGGTTTTGTCAAAATTGCTCAGGAGATACACATAAGAAACTATTTAGGTACAGACCTATACAATAAAATCAGTACAGATATACTTGGTACAGGTGGTGCTAGTTTAACAGGCAACTATTTGACATTAGTAAACACATACATACAACCTATGCTTATACACTTTGCAATGGTTGATTATTTACCTTTTGCTGCATATTCACTTAAAAACGGTGGCTTGTAAAAACATACAAGCGAGAATAGTGAATCTGTGAGTAAAGAAGAAGTAGATTATTTAATTGAAAAGCATAGAGATATAGCTGAATATTATACAAGGAGATTTATAGATTATATGAGCTTTAATCAAAATCTATTCCCTGAATATACAAGTAACACAAATGACGACATACACCCTGATAAAGATGCTTTATTTAATGGATGGGTTTTATGAAAGCATATAAAGTTAAAAAGAAAAATATTGACAAATTAATTACATATTTAAAGAGTAATGGCAGCATTAACAAACACACAAATATCGGTAACGTATGTAGGTCTCTTAAAAACAAGTGCTAATACTGTTTTAAGTTCAACTGCTCAACAAATAACTGATGGCTCAGGTAATAATAGTATTCTATATTTATCTACAGCAGGTGTTGGTATTGGTGCTGCAGCAGCAGCAGGCAAGGAGTTAGATGTAACAGGAAATGTACTTGTAACAGGTGATTTACAAGTCGATAACATAAATATAGATGGTAATACAATATCAGCTACAAGTGGTGTAGTTACTTTAGCAAACGGAACAATAGCAACAACTCAAAGTGATGGAGATAATTCTACGAAAGTTGCTACAACTGCTTATGTTGATACAGCAATCGGAAGCCACGATACATTAGCAGAAATTTTAGCAGGTGGAAACACTACAGGAGGAACAGATATAGCAGTAAGCGCAAATGATGATATTACTTTTACAAGTTCAAGTAAAGCTATTTTTGGCCCATCTACAGATTTACAAATATATAGTGATAGTAGTAACAATTATATAGACAGCACAAGTAATGAATTAAGAATTAGGTCTAACGATCTTAGATTATTAAATTACGGAACTGCAAAATATATAACTGCTGATAATGGTGCAGATGTTTCATTATACCATAACAATTCTAAAAAGTTTGAAACTACCTCAACAGGTGCAAAAGTAACAGGCAGTAATTTTAATGTATTTGCAGCATCAGGAGCAACTAAATTAGAGTTTGGTCAAACAAATGGTAATTGGAAAATAGAAGCAGGTAATAGTGGCAACAATACACTTATAATTGGTAGTGTCAGTAATGCTACAAACAACATAACACTTGATACAACAAATGGTGGAAGTGCAACTTTTTCAGGTCAAATAGCATCTAAAGAAGTATCAATAAAACAATCAGATGACTCAGGTTTTGATGCAGGTTTAATTATTGAACGAAGTGCCAACACACAAAAACTTGTTATTGGTATGGATGGTGGTGCTGTTAATTTTAATAGCCCAGATGGTTTAACTTACAAGTTTAGAAATAACGGAACAGAAAAAGCAAGTATTGATGGCTCTGGAAATGCAACTTTTTCAGGTAGTATTATTGCAAATGACACAAGTAAAATTGAAAAAGCACAAGTTACAACACAATTCGATACATCATCATTTTTAAGATTACACCCATCAGCAACAACTAATTCAGGTGGATATACTAATATGATTTTTGGTACTGATACTGCTAATAATTTTGGTGTTGCTATAGGTGGCAAAAGAGAAGGTACAGATGGGACACCTTCATTTAGTATGAGAATGCTAAATGATAGTATTACAGGCACAGAAGTTTTAAACATATCAAATAGTGGTACAGCAACTTTTTCAGGAGATGTAACAATAAACAAAGCATCTAACCCCACTAAATTACAAATAGGATCAAGTTTAACAGATGACCCATTTATTGTATTCCAAACAGATGGGAACACAATGTCTATGGGTATTGATAGAAGTGATAGTAATAAGTTTGTAATTTCTGACAATGCTACCTTAGGTACTAATAATAGAGTTACAATCGACACTTCAGGAAATGCAACTTTTGCAGGAGAACTTACAGCTAACGGCGATTTAATACAAGTATCAGGAGCACATCCTGAATTAAAATTAAACGATAGTGATGACTCTAATTATTCTTTGGTGTCATATTCGGATGGTGATTTACTTATAAGTACAAATCACGGTAACGAGGCAGGTGCTGCTGACACTATTAGATTTTTAAATAATGGTGGCACAGAAAGAATGCGTATAGATAGTTCAGGAAATGTTTTAGTAGGTAAAACAAGTTCAACAGGAGTTGCTACAGCTAATATTGAAGTATCGAACTCAAGTTCTGCATCAGTGCAAATAGAAGGCGGTACACACGAATGGTCAATGCTTGTTTCTTCCTCTGCTGATGCTTTAAGGTTTTATCAGGATTCTACAGAAAGAATGCGTATTGATAGTTCAGGAAACGTAGGAATTAATGAAACTGCACCTGGTACACTTTTAGCTTTAGGTGGCGCAAAAAACACTTCTATAATTACTCTGAAAAGTACAACAAATGATTCAAGTTGGTCAAGTGGAGATGTTATAGGTGGTATCAACTTTCATTCAGAGGATGGCTCAGGTGCAGGTGCTGGAATTAAAGGCTCAATATCTTATATAGCCACATCAAGTAGTGGTGGTAGTACAGCGTTAAGTTTTAAAACATCTGACAGTTCGAGTAA